GAATCCGCATCGCGGAGAGGAGTCGGTCGATACGGACTCCGTTCGCGATCCCCGATCCTTCGGTGTGGAGGTACCAGAAGACGTCGGGATGCCGCGACATAAAGACGGACATAGCGGCCGCCATTTCGGGGAAACACTTTCGGATCGGTGTGTTTCCCTTATTCGCCGCGTTCGTGATCACCATAAAGGCGTCCTCTGGGATCGACATCTTCGCGCGCATTGACGACGGTCCAGGATGGAAGATCTCTGGGTTAAACGTGTGCGGCGCGTAGAAGACGCGGTCGCGCGAGAGGCCCGCATCAAGGAGAGACTTCTCTCCCGACCTGGACATCGCGACGGACCACTTCCTCCCTGGTCGATTAAAGAAGGCGACCACCTCGTCGGGTGGGAGTGGACCGTGGTCAACAGGAGTCCAGGACAGAAGAGGGATCTCGTCCCATTGAGGAGACTTATAGACCCACACGTCGAAGAGAGTTATCCCGAGACCGTGTCCATCCTTACCGATATGGTTCGCGATCTGGGCGGGAGTTAGATCGTTGGAATAACCGTCGATCCCCTGGGGAAGAACTGGGATATCGTTCCATCCCAGAGTCGATCCCGCGAGGCCATAGTTCGCGAGGATCGCGACGTCGTGGCCCGCCTCTTTTAGGAGCGGCGTAATCTCCGCCGTCTGTGATCCGTAGCCCGTACCCGCCCAGGGCGCGTTCGACGTCCAGGCGATTTTTAGAACGTCTGTTCTCTTTTCCATTGTGCCTCTCCCTCCTTCGTGCGTGGAATAAACGAAGGACCCCAGGGCGAACCCTGGGGTCCTTCGTCGAGATACTACCTCACAGGGTAGATCCCCACCTAGTCTTAGGTGTTGGCGGAGACCAGGACGCGGCCCGCGGCCGTGTCTGGAAGGTTCCCGTCGACGTGGTACATCGTGCGAATACCGATGGAGTTAAGTTCGAAGTACCTATCGGCGGACTGTGCCACTTCCACACCGCCCGCCTCGCGGACGTAGTAGGAAGGTTCGTGGATGATCGCGACGGACTTCGACGCGCTACCCACGGCGGCCATATAAACGTTCTCCTTTACGCGATACCCGAGAAGAGTCTCGGGAGCGCCCGCCGCGAGGGACGGTTGGAGGAGGAACTGGCCCGTCGTGTCCTGGATCTTTCGCAACTTCGAAATAGCCGAAGTCGAAACGTGCCAGACCGTATTCGGATTTCGATAGGAGGGAGCCAGGGCGTACAAGGCCGAGGCTAGGTCCGTCGCATCAAAAAACGTTGCGGCGATTGCGGCCGTACCACTCTTCGTCGCGGTGGTCGTCTTCGACGCGGCGACGAGCGCCGAGACGAATCCGAGAGGCTCGACGGTCCCTGTGCCGATCGTCATCGCGGAACCCGCGAGGGCTCCGATCTGTCGACCCGCGGCGCGACCCACGAACTCCACCAGGTTAAAGCCCGCCGAGTCGACCAACTCGCGCGAGGCGAGCGTCAACGTTGCGGCATTAAACGCGCCGAGTGTGATCGATGAGAACACAGGATCGGCGGCCGTGATCGTGCCACCCTGGCCCACGAAGGCGGCGGCGGGCGCGGTTCCCGCTACAACTGGAACGGTAATGTTTCGAATATCGGTTGTGCGAACCTTCGTCGCGCCGTCATAGATCGGGTTCCCCTCAACGAGGGCCTCGACTACGAAGTCCGCGAACGAGACAGGCGTCGTCGCCGTGGCCGTGGCCAGGGCGCGCGTGTCGAACTTAGCCGAACGGATCTCGCCCGTAAGAACGGCGCGGAGAAGATCCGCATCGTTATTAAGAGTCTTACCCGTTGCGACTTCGATAACGGACGCAAGGTCCGCGATCTTCGAGGCGCGATCTTCCGACTTCTTAATATCGTCGATCTTCGCCATCTTCGAATCCATCGCGCCATTTAGGGCCGTATAACGGGCCTCTTCCTCGGCGGTTAGATCCCGATTCTCCGTGGCGGCCTGGGCGACGATAGCCTTCGCGGCCTCGAAGTCCCGACGATAGCCGTCGTGGAGAGTGTTAAGAAGAGTCGTACTCATCTTGTCCACCTTCTCCCCTTAGTGGGGAACTACATTACGCCCCAGAATAGGGACGTTAAATCCCGACGGTGGTTCGCCCCCGCGATGGTCCGAAGACCTGTCGCGCGCGTCCTGTCGATCCGAGGCGTTTACTTTACCGCGTGTCGACGGAGGTCGAGTTCTTTCTCGCGGAGGGTTCGTGGTACGGATCGAGGGACGGAGATCTGGATCTCGACTTTAATCGGTTCGCCTTCACCCTCGCCCACCATCTCTTCGGGATCGGGAGTCTCGACTGGGACTTCCTCGGGAGGCATCTCCTCGACTGGGAGTTCCTCGGATGGGACCTCTTCCTGGGCGTCCGCGATCTCGGCCTTCGCTACCTGGGCGACTAGGTCGATCTGTTCCTGGGATGCGTTCCCCGCGACGAGGGCGTCGACGGCGGCGATAAGATCTTCGACCGCGATCCCGAGGTCCTCGACGATGGATCGTTTCTCCTCGTCGACTGGGGCCTTCTCCTCTTCGACCTTCTCTGTCTTAGGTTCCTTCTTAGCGTCCTTCGGTTCCTCGCCTGGGAACTTCGTCGGTACGCCTTCGACGTCGCGCGAGGATGCGGCGATAGCCGAGGCAAGAATCGAGGCGTGGTCCGCGGTTGACTCTCCCGCGAGGAGGGCGGCGATCGCGTCGCGAAGATCGGACGAATCAACGCCCGCCTTCTGTGCCAGGCCGCGAACAGAGACGAGAGAAATAGTTCCAGGGTAGTAAGGCGCGAGACCCGTTAGGGCCGAGACCTCGACCAACTTAACGTCGCGGAGTTCTCGAATCCCGTTATCGTTAACGCGGTTCGCGTTCGTATTCCAGAACCCGAAGGACATTCCGAGGGAGTTCCCCATCGACTTAACGATGGCCGCGAGGTCGCGATGGAAGGAGATCTCGGGATTAAGTTTAATCTTCGCGAGGAGACCCTTACCGTCGGACTTTAAGGAGAGGGTTCCCGACTTCGTGGTTCCGAGAAGGAGTTTCGGATCGTGGTCCTGGTAGGCGCGAACGTCCCACTCTCCGCGCTCGACGGCGGCGATCGATCGATTAAACGCTGTGTCCTTTACGACCTCGGGCGTAGTCCCGTCCGCGGACGGGGAGTCGTAGAGGGCGGCGTAGCCTTCGAACTCCATCCCCGTTCCATCGACGGCGCGGAGTTCCATTCGTGCGGTTCGAAACTCGATTCCCATTTCTACCTCTACGCTACGGGCCGCGTCTTCGGCGGCGACTTCCTGGATGATACGCGACGCCCAGGTCTTCCCACTATCTCCCCCCCACAGACCCCACGCGATACGACCCGCGCTAGGCCACCCGTCTTCTCCTCGATTAAATCCCTCCGCCTCTTTATCGACTTCGTGGCGCGCGAAATAGGAGGACATCCGACCGACCGTGTCGTAGGGTAGTCGACGACCCGAGGCGATATCTCGGGCGCGGGCGACACCGACCAGGGTTCCGCCTCGCCCGAACTCTCGTCTCCATTCGAGGGCCTGTTCCGCCTCCGCCTTCATCTCGGCGGTGGGTTCGTATCCGTTCGGATCGATCTCCGCCATTTAAAGGTCGACTTTAAAATCGAAGACGTCGAGATCCCGACTCCCTGTATTGACGATCGCGTAAAGAATATCTCCGTCCGTGATCGTAATATCCCAGGGCGTCCCGCCTGTCTTTAATCGGAAGCCATTATCCCAGGAGACGTTAGAGTCTCCGATAACGATCTCCCCTCCCGCGTGGTTCGCGAGAGTAAGTCTCGCGGTAGTACCAGGCGCGGCCGTACCGATAGCGACCGCCGAGGTCCCGATAGAGATTCGGCGCGCCGCGTATCGACTCATAGTTTCGCGATCTTCTTCGCCTCGTCCGCGCTCATCCCCGCGCCCACTAGGGCGGCGAAGATATCGGCCTTCTGTCGCGCGGCGGCGAGGACAGAGTCCGCCTGGTTAAGTGGTTGTCGATACGCGGAGGCGGAGGCGTCGTCGATAGGCGGCATCTCTTCCATACGACGCACGTCGGCGATACTGGTCCACCCTTCCTGGATGGCGATACGGTGGGCGTTGTATCTGTCGAGAAGGTTCCCTCGAACGAGGGCGTCCATCGACAACTTAACGAACCCGTTCGGAAGAGGGACGAGAGTAGACAGTCCGCGTTCGATCTTCTCGACGAGAGGGCGGAGTGTGTAGGCGACGAACATCGCGTTAAGTTCCGAGACCGACGCGAAGGACATCGAACCTG